CTCTAATGCCTTCTGAAAGGGCTCTAGTTCGCACAGGCTTGACTTTTAACGTGCCCCAAGGATATTCTGTCCGAATACACCCTAGATCAGGAATGGCTCTTAAATACGGTCTTACGCTTGCAAACTGTGAAGGTGTAGTAGACGAAGATTACACCTATGAGACCAAACTTATCATGATCAATACTAGCACAGATCCTGTTAGAATCTATGATAGAGATCGTATTGCACAGGGTGAACTAGTGAAGTACGAACAGCCAAGGCTCATGGAAATTTATACAGAACCGAGTCTGAAGTCAGACCGTATCGGTGGGTTCGGTAGTACTGGAGTCAGTTGATTTCTTTTTAGAAAATTTAATTGACTTAAATTCTTTCCAAACCAACCAGACTACGAATACGACAACTGGAAAATACCAGAATGCCCATTCAGATGCCTTGTCTGGAGTATTGAAAAAAGAATTTTCAGAGACTGTGTGAATATGTTCACCAGTCTTTGTCTTTAATGTGACGAATTCAGGACTAGTACATGAGGCGAGAAAGAGAATGATTGGAAGTAAGTATTTCATAAAATTTTTGATCCTTTGCTACAATTTTCCGATTCCCACAGTGGTTGTAGATTAGTATAATAACACAATTTATATATTTTATCGATATCATTTTTAGCACTTGCTAAAGGAATTATGTGATCGATATGCCACCCTTTATACCCATAATTATCCCACGACATTCCCGGTTTAAATTTGGATTCAATATAAACTTTAATGTTTTCTATCGAACACCCTAAAATATCAATTGTATGTTTATTTTTTATTAATTTGTGTTTAATTACTGCGTTTCTAATACGATCTCGTAATTTCTTTTTTAATGCATAAATTGGATCATTTTGCATTCTTTGTTTGTGTTGTAAATTTCTACGTTTTCTATTTTTAATTTTAGTTTGTTTACTAGTAGTTTTAATTTTTTCCATATTATTTAAATAATATTCAGCACGATATGCTTGATAATATAGTTTATTTTGTTTTTGATTCTCAATTACTTTTTTATCAATTTTTTCTTTATTCTTTAAATAATATTTTTTAGCACATTCTTTTTTATGATTTTTACATGCAACACATCTACAACCTTTTATATAGGCAGTTTGTGAAGACTGTGTTGGATAAGAACATACCGTATTCATTTTTATTTACTTGCTGCTGCTGAACCAAAGTAGAAAGAAACAATTGCTAATAATACTTGACGATTTTCTTCAGCCAAGAAATAGCCTGGAACTTCTACAAAATATCTTCTAGTAGTTTCTGGAATCATACCAAAAATAGAATCTGGTTGTTTTTGTGAAAATTCTACAAAGGTAGGAATACCAAAGAACGGTAATACAAATGGAGCAGCAACAACAGCAAATAGGCATGAAAGGACGATAAGACGGCGAACATTTTTGCCAATATCTATCGGAACTCTTAAAGCCGCTTTATCTTGATTTTCTGTAGTACGTGCATTTGCTTGTAATAGTCTGTCAAATGTTTCTTTCTGATCTTGTGCTCTTTGAGCCCAATATTTAAAAAGAAACCCAGTTACCCCTCCACCCAACAATGCGATAAATTGTTCAGACATAATATACCTCAGTTCTTTTGATGTGAAAGTTGAATCTCGATTGACTCTTTGATAGCCTTAAAGTGTTTCATTAAAATTTGTTCTTCTTCTACCTGTGGCTCAAAATCTTCATGCCATTGAAGTAAAATAAATCCAATATTAACACCTTTATTTTTTAATGGCAGACAAGCATAATCTAAAACATTTTCATCTTCAAAGAACCCTTTAACGTAACTTTCAGGTAATGATCGAAGAGGATAAATTAAACTTTTGTTATCTACCACATGGACTAGTAAAGGAATAAACATTGAACATAAACTTCCTTTAAGAAGTGCTACTTGTGAGGTATAACCTTTGTGAGTTGATTCGTGAGTTACAGAAAATTTACGCATGGAAATTCCATCCATCGTATATTCCCCATTATGAAACTGTATAATACTGGCTCTCATGCACTTAGTGGTAACTCTAAGTTCTGTTAATAATTCATGAATTTCTGTATGAATTGCAATAAAATTGTCTGTTTTTATTCTAGACTTTACAAATTTCATAATTCCATATACACCACCAATAACACCTACCATAATAAGAGAAATGATGTCTATAAATTTGGTATAATCGATGAGAGATAACAGCATATATTAGAACTCCATGTTGTGCATTAATATTTATATTCTTGACTATGGGGTAGATTCTGGTATAATGTACACCATGACTAGAGATGAACTATTTCAACTACATGAAGACATTTGCCGTCGAGCATTAGTAATAATGCGTCACAAGTCCGCAGATTATGCATCCGGAACAGATCCGTTTGCTAATTTTAAGAGAGGAGAGATTCTTGGCTTTGCAAGTGCGGAAGAAGGATTAATGTTGCGTGTGATTGATAAAATTTCACGTATTTCCACCTTTCTAAAGAAGGGTGAATTAAAAGTGGGAAATGAGAGTGTTCAAGACAGTATTCTTGATGTAATTAACTATATGATTCTACTACAGGGCTTGCTGGAAGACAAAGAAACCAAATAATTATGAAATTTTATACAGCCTGTGCACTTAAAGGGAACAAAGTTCTTGTTCGCGGCTATCGTAATGGTACCCGCTTTACAGATACTGTAGCATTTAAACCATCGCTGTATGTCCGTACCGACAAACCAACCAAGTATACCACTTTGACCGGTGTCAAAGTTGGTCGCATTGAATTTGAAACATTATATGAATGTCGTAAATTCCTTGATCAATACCGAGAACTAGATGATTGCCCAATTTATGGAAACACTGATTTCATCACTCAATATATCATGGAGACTTATCCGTCTGAGGTGGAATACGATCTTTCCAAAATCAAAGTAGCATACCTTGACCTTGAATGTGAGACAGAAGGTGGATTCCCTAACCTTGATGCCCCTAATGAGCGCATAAATTTAGTTACTATTCGTATTTCTGGTGTCAATTATGTGATCACCATGAAACCGGTCAAGCTTCCGGATTGTAAAGTTATTTTGGTTGCATCTGAAAAAGAATTGATTAAAAAGATTTTTGATATTCTGAAACACTGTGACCCAGATATTTTGACTGGGTGGAATATTAAACTCTTTGACATGCCATATATTATTGGTCGTGCTAAACTTTTCTTTGATGAAAAAGAAATTCAAGGATGGATGCCATTTGGTCTGATGAAAATGCGTATCACCAATATTGGTGGTAAAGACTACACACTATATGAATTTCCTGGATATACCATTCTGGATTACATGGATTTGTACAAGAAGTTTTCTGGGACCAACCAGGAGAGTTACGCCCTAAATAATATAGCAAAGGTAGAACTAGATGAACAAAAACTGGACTATACCGAGTATGGGTCTTTGCGTGAGTTTTATACGCAAAACTTTCAAAAGTTTGCTGAATACAATATCCAAGACGTGGTCTTGGTTGAGCGACTTGAGGATAAACTAAAGTTAATTGATCTCGCAGTTTCGATTGCATACGAAGCCAAGATCACTTTTGATACAGTCTTCTTTGCTACTCGTATTTGGGAAACTATTTGTTGTGACTATCTTGCCAAACAAAACATTGTTCCCCCATTGAAGACAAAGTACGCTAAGGACGAGCAGTTCATTGGTGCATATGTTAAGGATGTCATTCCCGGTCTCTATAAAAATGTTGTGAGTTTCGATGCAACATCTCTGTATCCATCTATTATCATTGGTTGGAACATTTCACCTGAGACCTGTATTGTCAAGAATTCATCATTGAATGCAGATGACTTTTTGCGTAGTAATCGTAAAGAGATTCCGGATATGATTCAAGATGCTATTGATCAGAATGCATGTTTGGCTTGTAATGGGTCAGTCTTTTCAAATGGTGTAAAGGGATTCATTCCTACTTTGATTGAGATCACCTTTAATCAACGACAGGAAGCCAAGAAGAAGATGATCAAGTTGGAGAAGGAATATGAAATATCCAAAGATAAGAATCTCATTCCTCTGATTGCTGCTCTCAAGATTCGTCAGTCCGTGAAGAAGATTCTAGCAAACAGTCTGTATGGCTGTCTTGGTAATCCTGCATTCACATACTCTTCTCCTGAACTTGCAACTGCGGTTACTGTGACTGGTCAGGTTATCATTCGATCTGCCGAAGAGCAGATGAATGCCTATATCAACAAGGTTATGAAGAACAAGATCACAAAGGATTATGTAATCGCTGTTGATACTGATTCAGTGTACTTAAATCTCGAAGATATTATTTCTAGAGTTTCTGAAGGTAGTCCAATCAAGGATGTTACTTCCTTTATTGATAATATTTGTGAAAATAATATTCAAAAAGAATTGACTGGAAGTATGAGCATACTTACAACCAAATTAAATTGCCTCGCTAATAAAATTGTATTTAAACGCGAAGCAATCGCATCAGTTGGATTGTTTGTTGCCAAAAAGAAATATGCATTGTTGTTAAATGACCTTGAGGGTGTTAGATTTGGTGAACCTAAGTTGAAGATCATGGGTCTTGAATCTGTTCGTAGTAGTACTCCGGGTATCGTTCGAGCAAAACTCAAAGAATGTATCATGATTATCATGACACAGAATGAAGAGAAGTTACGTAAGTATGTCAATACATTTTACGATGAATTTATCAAGTTACCTATTGAGGATATTGCTTCACCAAGAGGTGTTAAAGGTATTTCAAAGTACAGCAGTAATGATGATATATATAAAGGTGGTACACCAATAGCAACCAAAGCAGCATTGTTACACAATGCATATCTTAAAAAGTTACATATCGACAAAACAATTCCTTCTATCAAAGAAAATGATAAAATCAAATTTGTTTTTGTTAAAGTTCCAAACCCATATGGAAAAAATGGTAAAGATGGTGTGATGGGCTTTATCAATAAATGTCCTCCTGAATTTGAATTAAAAAAATATATTGATTTAGAGAAACAGTTTGAAAAAACATTTTATGAACCTCTCGACAATATTTTACAAGTTATTAAATGGTCGATCAGTAACAAAATTACACTTGAATCTTTTTTTGGATAATACATAAGAACGGAATGTTAAGAAATGGTAAAGACCTTTAAATCTAGATATGGTGATGAACGAATCCTTAGAAAACGTAAAGACGGAAACTATACTCTCGAAGGTCACACCTTATTTTCTAGGAGTGGCGATGGTTTATTTGACTTTGAAGGTGGTCCATGCATTATGGTTGGTGATAGACTACTTGACATTGTCAATGACGTAGATGACGTAATTATAGAATCAGTTACTATTGATGGCACTATAGTTGAAGAAAACTATATGCGTGTTATCATTACAACAAAACCTATTAAAAGAGGTAAGAATAAAAAGTGACAAAAAAATCTAAAGTTACTATTACTAAAACTATTCCTTGGCAATATGAATATAATATTTTAAAAGTCCCATATCAGGAATTTTTAGAATCTATTGAAGAGATGCCATTCGCAATGTTATTATATGAACATAGGTCTCATTGTGAATATAGAGGTCACAAATTAAAAAATCATCCAAACTTTGGTGATGAAAACAATCGCGATTTATATAATAGAATTCATGCTATTGAAAATGCACTCAAAGCACATTATTACAGACTTGGTGATGCTATAGAAGCATCACAGTATTGGGAAAACGAAAACTACAAACACACAAACAAGAAGAAAGAAGAGAATGTCAAAGTATCTAACAAATCTACTAAACAAACTAAACAATCCTGATGCAGCCATCGTAGCCGATGGTATTGATGGTGCAGATGTCACAGGATTCATTGATACTGGGTCATACGTATTGAACGCTTTGTTGTCGGGATCTATATATGGTGGACTACCCGCGAACAAGATCTCTTGTCTTGCAGGAGATCCTGCTACCGGAAAGACTTTCTATGCAATTGGTATCGCTACGCAATTTCTCAAAGACCACAAAGACGGTGTTGTCATCTACTTTGACACGGAGCAAGCAATCACTTCAGACATGTTTGCACAACGGGGAATCGATTCCAAAAGAATTGCAGTTGTTCCTGTTGCAACAATCGAAGAGTTCAAGAACCAGGCTCTCAAGATCGTCAATGATGTACTTGAAACACCTGAAGAAGACCGCAAGCCAATCTTTATGGTTCTTGATTCTTTGGGAATGTTATCGACAAACAAAGAAATGAGTGATTCGGCTGAAGGTAAGGATGTGCGTGATATGACCAAGGCACAACTTACGAAGGCTACATTCCGTGTTCTTACGCTGAAACTTGGTAAGGCAAAGATACCACTTCTTCTCACCAACCATACTTATCAAGTAATTGGTTCATATGTTCCTACTAAGGATCTTGGTGGTGGTAATGGTATCAAGTATGCAGCAAGTAATATTATCATGTTATCCAAGAGTAAGGATAAGACTGATGACGGTATTGTGGGTAACTTTATTAAGTGCACCAATTACAAGAATCGTTTTGTTAAAGAAAACATGCATGTGCAAACACGACTTAACTATACTTCTGGGTTAAGTAGATATTATGGCTTGACAGACCTTGCAATTGGATATAATATATTCAAGAAGGTTTCAACAAGAGTAGAACTCCCAGATGGTAGTAAAGCATTTGAGAAAAATATTGATGAAGATCCGGAAAAGTATTTTACAAAAGAAATTTTAGACAAACTAGACATTGAAATTCAAAAAGGGTTTAAGTATGGACAAGGAACTTAAAGACACTTATATTATATTAGACGATGCATCTGAATATTTGGCATTAGATACAGTACCAATTAAAATTACAGTTGATCCGTATCTTGATGTAGAATTTAGATTTCAAAAAATTAATATAAAAATGGAAGAAGAAAACTTAAATATTAATTTTAATGTTGAACTCTTAAAAAATCCAAATAATGTTGATGTTGAATTAAATAACCAAGAGTTCATTGACTTCTTGGGTAGAATCCTGTATGATATGCTTGTTAACCGAGACGATATTATAACAAAGACTCAGGCGGAACCTGAGCAAATTGATCTCGAAGATGATGTGCACAGTGACTCCTATGGAAAAAATTATTCTTAAGAATCTTGCCAAGAACGAAGAATTTGCACGTAAAGTACTCCCCTTTATCAAGGAGGAGTATTTTGCTTCTAGAGCAGAAAGAGTCTTGTATCTCAACTTAGAAAGCTTTGTTACTAAGTACACTTCACTTCCAACTAAAGATGCTTTGATTCTTATGATTGAAAAGCATAAAGGAATAAGCGAAGAAGAATACAAAGGTTCACTGCGTTTAATCACAGAAATTTTTGATAGCAATGATCGTGAAGATCAAGAGTGGTTACTTGACCATACAGAGAAATTCTGTAAGGAAAAGGCTATTCATCTTGCAATCATGAACTCTATTAATATTCTTGATGGTAAAGATAAAGAGTACACAGAATCTGCTATTCCAGAAATTCTCAGTAATGCATTGGCTATTAGTTTTGACACACGAGTGGGTCATGATTTCATCGAAGATTCTGATATTCGTTATCAATTTTATAACAAGACTGAGAAGCGTATTCCGTTTGACCTTGAGTATTTCAATACAATCACAGGTGGTGGTACTCCAACCAAAACTCTGAACATTGTAATGGCAGGTACAGGCTGTGGTAAGAGTCTTTTTCTGTGTCATCATGCTGCATCCTGTTTGATGCAAAACTTGAACGTTCTGTATATTACACTTGAGATGGCAGAAGAACGTATTGCTGAACGTATTGATGCAAATCTTCTTGATACTCCCGTACAAGATCTTGCAACTATGCCAATCGCATCGTACAAGAAGAAGATGGAACAACTCAAGAAGCAATCAACAGGTAGACTTATTATCAAAGAATATCCTACCGGTGGAGCAAACTCAAATCACTTTAGAATTCTACTGCAGGAACTACGTACAAAGAAGAAGTTTAAGCCAGATATCATTTTTATTGATTATCTGAATATCTGTTCGTCATCGAGAATGAAGCAAGGTGGTAACACGAACAGTTACCATTACATCAAGGCTATTGCTGAAGAACTACGTGGACTTGCAGTTGAGTTTGATCTTCCGATCTTTAGTGCTACTCAAGTCAATCGATCTGGGTTTTCAAGCACGGACGTTGGTTTGGAAGATACATCAGAATCGTTTGGTCTTCCCGCAACTGCAGATTTCTTTGTTGCTTTGATTCGTACTGATGAATTGGATGACTCGAAACAACTAATGGTTAAGCAACTCAAGAATCGTTATAACACAACTGCTGTTAACAGAAAGTTTGTTATTGGTGTCGAATTCAACAAGATGAAACTACATGATGTTGACGAAGGTACACAGCCTGTAATGGTTAGTTCTAATCAAAGCAGTAACAAGGACAAGCGTAACAACGAAGATTCTTATTACAAGAGTATCTCCGAGTCATCAAAGCAACTTAGTTCCGGATGGCAGATGTAATGCAGACTGTTGTTGATAAAAAATATATTAATATGGTGTCTGCTTCTCTTGAAAAATTCAAGTGGAAGAAAGATAACATGGCAGCGTGTCGGTGTTTTAAGTGTGGTGATTCACAGAAAAATAAAACAAAGACTCGTGGATATTTTTATGTAAACAAGGATCAGTATTACTATAAGTGTCATAACTGTGGATTCTGTTGTACTGTAAAGACAGTTCTAGAAAACTTGTCACCACAGTTGGCAAAAGAATATTCATTAGAAACTTACAAAATGAATATTGGTCGTAATATGTTTATGACAGCAGATGTAGTTGTAAAGGAACGTATTGTTCCAGACTATATCGGAAAATGTATTACAGATCTCCCTAAAGATCATTACGCCAGAGAATACGTAATGAAGAGACAAATACCAGAAGACAAATTACACCTCTTATATTTTACAGAAGATTTTTCTAAGATTGCAGAGAAGTTTTTTAAAACTTCATTTAGAGAACCAAGACTTGTAATTCCTTTTTTTGATGACAAGGATAGAGTTGTTGGTGTTCAGGGTCGTTCATTTGAAGTAAATGCAAAAATTCGATACATTACATACAAGAGTCCACACATTGAGCGTTTATGGTATGGGCTGAACAGCATTAATGCTTTAAAGCCAGTTTACGTAGTAGAAGGTCCGATTGATTCATTGTTTGTATCGAATGCCATTGCCATGGTAGGATCTAGTTATCCAGACCCACTACCAACAAAAATTGAAAACAGTAAATTAATTTTTGTATTTGATAACGAGCCTAGAAATATTGTCTTACACCACATGATGGAAAGGGCAATAAACGAGGGTCATAAAATTGTAATTTGGCCTTCTATACCTGAAAAAGATATTAATGAAATATGTCTTAAATATGGTACAGAGAAGATGAAACAAATGCTAGATAGTAATACCTATTCGACAAATGCAGCCAGACTAAAATTTGGTGCATGGAAAAGATCTTAATATGATAAATGATAATTTAGACAATAATGATGGTATGGAAAAGAAAGTTTGTCAGGCTTTTTTACAGTTTAATAATTATTTTAGTTTATATGTAAAAGAAGTAGACATAGATTTATGGAATAGAGCAGTAGAGTTTGCAAAGGACAGCGTTGATGTCCCCGGTGTATCTTTAAAATTTATTGACAACGATAATATAGACGAGTAATAAAAAATTATGAAACAAAGAATAACTGTCCTCGATAAAGGACACGTAGATCTTATTGATGTGATGGGTTCCGATTTAACGGTTGCCAATGCAGCCCGAGTTTCTTTTAATAAAGAAAGCGAATGGGATACGGAACTTAATTGGCTTTCTAAAACAACAGATAATACCTTATCTGCAAAAGATAAAAAATTAATTTCTTATCTAGCCAAACATAAACATTGGACACCCTTTGCACACCCACAGATCACAGTAAGAATTAAAGCTCCTATTTTTATTCGCACTCAACTTTTTAAACACAAAGTTGGATTTGTAGAAAATGAAGTAAGCCGTAGATATGTAACTGATACTCCGGAATTTTATATTCCAAGATGGAGATCAGCACCAACCACTGGGGCAAAACAAGGAAGCACAGATTTTATTTTAGATTCTGTAGTTGAAGATAAACTGAATACAGAGTATAATATGGTTCTCGAAGGAGCTTTGAAAACATATGAAAATCTTTTGGAACAGGGTGTCGCCCCAGAACAGGCGCGATCCGTCTTACCACAAGGCGCGTATACGGAGTGGTGGTGGACTGGATCACTTGCGGGTTTTGCTCGGGTCTACACACAACGAAGTGAGGCACACGCTCAATGGGAAGTACGTGAGTATGCCAATGCGATTGCCGCATCGATTTCTCCGTTCTTCCCTGTATCTTGGGAACATCTGACTAGTAAGGATAACACATGACAAATTTATCACCATTTCAAGAATTTATTTTTATCTCTCGTTATTCACGTTGGATCAACTCACAAAATCGCAGAGAGACGTGGACAGAATGCGTAGATCGTTGGTGGGATTATTTCACCACTAAAGTTCCATCGTTACTCGAACGTCCCGATGTACGTGAAGCAATTCTATCACTCGAAGTGCTACCTTCTATGCGTAGTCTCATGACTGCAGGTAAAGCACTAGATCATGACAACACATGTCTATATAATTGCTCATACCTTCCTATTGATTCTATTGATTCATTTGCAGAACTATTTGTTATTCTCATGAATGGTACAGGTACTGGGTATTCTGTTGAAAGACAATATACAGACAAACTCCCAACTGTTGCTAACAAGATTGTAAAGAATTTTGATAAGATAATTGTTGTAGAAGATTCAAAGGAAGGTTGGGGAGATGCAATTAAAACATTGTTCAGTGATCTCTATGCTGGTAAGCATCCTAAATGGGACTTGTCAAAAATTAGAGCATCTGGTGCACGACTTAAAACTTTTGGTGGTCGTGCTTCTGGTCCTGCTCCACTAGACAATTTATTCAAATTTATAGTAAAGGTCTTCTACAATGCACAGGGACGTAAACTTTCGGCTCTTGAGTGCCACGACACCTGCTGTGCCATCGCTAATGCCGTAATCGTGGGTGGAGTCCGTAGATCCGCTATGATCTCTCTCAGTGACCTGGGAGACCGTGAAATTGCCATGTGCAAGAGTGGCGCATGGTGGGAGCAAGCCGGGTTCCGGTCTTACGCCAATAACTCAGCCGTGTATCGCGGAAGACCCCCCATGGGACAGTTTCTTGAGGAGTGGACCTCTCTGTACAACTCCCACAGCGGAGAACGCGGTATGATCAATCGTAGGGCACTTCAAGAGCAAGCAGCGAAGTCTGGGCGAGACCCGGATTGTGAATATGGTACCAATCCATGTGCAGAAATTATTTTGAAACCTTTTGAATTTTGCAATCTTTCAACGGTCGTAGTTCGTATCGATGACACTGCTGCAAGCCTAAAGAAGAAGATTGAAATTGCCACTATTATTGGAACTGTTCAGTCTACATTTGTGAAATTTCCTTATCTTCGTCCTGATTGGAAGAAGAACTGTGAAGAGGAAAGATTGCTTGGTGTCTCCATGACAGGAATTTTTGATAATAAACTTACCAGCGGTCTTGACGGTAGCCAAAACTTGTTCGACTTCTTGAGAATCTTCGTGACCATGCAACGGCTACAAATCTCAAATGGGCAGAGAAGTTGGGTATTAATCCTAGCAAGTCAATCACTTGCGTCAAGCCAGAAGGCACTACTTCTTGCTTAGTGGATTCAGCTTCGGGTTTACATCCACGCTATGCGGATTATTATTTCCGCAGAATCCGATTGGACAAGAAAGATCCTTTGTATAACTTGATGAAGGATCAAGGAGTCCCGTGCGAGGATGATGTGATAAACCCAACTTCTACTGCCGTATTTACTTTTGCAATGAAGGCTCCTCGTGGTACTGTTACTACAGAAGATCTTCGTGCACTTGACCATCTTGATCTGTGGAAAACATATCAAGAACATTACTGTCATCACAAGCCTTCTGTTACCGTCAACTACAAGGACAGTGAATTCCTTGAAGTAGGCAATTGGTTGTGGGAGAACTTTGATATGGCAACAGGTATTGCATTCTTACCGGGTGGTGATAATCATACATATGCTCAGGCACCGTTTGAGCAAATTGATTCTGCAACCTATGCAGCCCACCCAAAGGTCAAGGTTAACTTTAATGATCTCATGAAATATGAGATGGAAGACAACACAGAATCTGCTAAAGAATTTGCTTGCAGTGCAGGTGGTTGTCAGGTAGTATAAATCATGTTCCTCGGTAGCTCAGTTGGTAGAAGCGCGAAACTGTTAATTTCGATGTCGCTGGTTCGAATCCAGCCCGAGGAGTTTCAATTATGGTTATGTTGATTTTCTTATCATTCCTTGGTATAAGTATAGCAAATTGGATCTATGCTGATATATGCTATTCTAAAACATATAATGATAAGCCTTGGACAGTTTATGGCTTATGTATGTTGGCTGCATTCATTAGTACTAATGGTTGGTATTTTTTAATAAGAAATATTAAAACTCCCAAAGAACTTTTAATTACAAATATTATATGGGATGTGGGGGCTACAATATTATGTGTTGTATTCCCCATTATGTTATATAATGTCAAATTTGATATGAAAACAATAATAGGATGTATGATTGCAATCCTTGGATTACTTATTGCAAAAATATAAATCATGGCAAAGAAACAAGTAAAAAAAGTATGTATCTCTTGTAAAAAAAATAAAGTACAGAAACACTTTAGAAAACAAAGAGGTGCGTGTAGAGCATGTGAAGCATATGCTACGAGACTTAGACGATACGATAACCCAATTCGTTCTCTACTAACAGGCGCAAGAACTAGATCAAAGCGTAAAAATATAAAATTTGATATTGAGGAATCTGATATTGTTATTCCAGAGGTATGTCCTGTTTTGGGGATACCGCTTATTCTTTTTGGTCCACCTAATTCACCACATCTACCGTCTATAGATAGAATTGATAACAATAAAGGTTACGAGAAAAACAATATTGCTATTATTTCTTTTAAAGCTAATACTTTAAAATCTAATGCTAGTTTAAACGAATTAAAACAATTAGTCAAATATTGCGAAGATCACACAAACAAATAAATTAACATCCTATAAATAATAGGATGTTTCATACAATTGTTGGTATCGATTATTCAATGAACTCTCCATGTATCTGTATGTTTGATACAAGGAGAACATTCTGTTTTGAAAATTGTCAGTTTTATTTTTTAACAGATGTTAAAAAGTATGCGAATACATTTTTAAATAATATTCATGGTGAACCTTTTTGTGACTATAATTGTGACACAGAAAGATTTGATACGATATCATCATGGGCTTTAAATCTCTGCATAGGTGCAGCCGAAGTTTCCTTAGAAGGTTATGCATATAACTCAACAGGAAGAATCTTTAATCTAGCCGAAAATGTTGGTATATTAAAACACAAACTATACAAGAATGCTATTCCTCTTAGCGTTATAGAACCAAGCCGGGTGAAGAAAATTGCAACCGGTAAAGGTAATGCAGACAAACAAATGATGTTTGATTGTTTTGAAGCAGAAACTAGAGTTGATCTGAAATCTGTATTGTCACAAAAAACACTATCTAATCCTGTTACGGATATTATAGATAGTTTTTATATTGCCAAAATTTTGGCAGCAACCAAACTCAATCAAGAATCTTGACTGTGAATGATTCGACTAAAGGTGCTGGTAGGGATTTCTGAATCTCATAGTTTCCCCAATTCTCCTTCAATACTCCATCTTTTACCAGTTTGGCAAGTGTTGCATCTAGCGTTTTGTCTTTATTGCTAAATGATATGTGTTTTTTGCCATTATCTAATGCTAGTTTGATTGCCATAGCAACGCTTTCCCCATAGGGATAATCGTCAAACTTTTTATTTTTAACATCTGGTAGGATATAGTGAAGAAATCCAGCTATGTCTGCTTTTGGAACGATGGCAGAATGTCTCATAGCACACGACGGAGATCCCATGTTATAAACACTGTGATCTCCCATAACATATTTTTCTATAATAAATCTGCTTCTCATTGCGTAAATATTTATGTTTTATTAATTACCCCTACGCTCAGTAGCCGCATCTAGATTGCGTCTAAAGCGTTTGGGCATTCCAGGCTTCATCTTAGCCATCAATTCGTTCCAAGCTCCCCCAGTGGCTTTATTGGCACTTATAGTTGAATCTACAGCCATAGCCACACTCTCACCAACATAGTTTCTTACTATTTTTTTCTTCTTGCATTTAGGACATGGATTACTCAATGGAACTGTATTATCTTTCATAGATAATATTTCATCAAAGGTATGGTCACACGATTCACAGACAAAAGCATAGATTGGCATTAGTTGGTTCTCATAAAAAATTTAATAGCATCTTCAAATATAAAATTACGTTTAGGTTCTTTAGGTGTAGTTTCCAAAATCATATTTGCTTCTTTTGGTAACTTACTACCTTTATAAAGATTACATTCGCGACAACATGCTACCATATTCACCCAAGTACTTCCTCCACCTTTGTGGCGTGGAATGATATGATCTACTGTAGCAGATTTATCTGTTAGTTCAATATGACAGTATTGACATACATATTTATCACGTTTGAGAATATTCTTTTTACTTGGAAAACATTTTTTATTTGGTGTTTTCACATAGTACTTTAAAATCAAAATTCTTGGGATTTTTATTGTTTCTCTTGAAGAAACAAATTTTAAGATTGATGTATGATTTTCCTCGTAATAGACTTTGTTCTTTCTCATCAAAGATAAAGCTCTGCGCATCGAAATAATATTCAATGGGGATTGATCGTAATTCAGAAGAAGTACGGAAGTTTCAAGCATCTTGGTTGTCAATGGCAAAAAACATGACACTATGCTTTTCTTGTGTTTGACAACAATATTTTTTATGTTTATACCCATAACTACCTAAAATATGTTCACTGGCTGGGTTTGAGCTAATCCACGGTACTTTGGGGGAATTGATCATTCATTATTATTTATAGAATCCTAAATAATTTAAGTATGAATCCTGTCATTTTAGCCCATTTGAATAATCTATGTCTTAAAGCTACCCAAAATACAACAGGTATTAATACCTACTATAAACCTGTTTCTCCCTTTTGTACCAACAAAGTACAGAAAATAAACGAAGAAACTACTCTAAACACCTCTGAATCATTCCCGGAATCAATATTTAAAATTTATGAAAAATTTCAACCAACTCGTAAATGAATCCTCTGGCTTAAAGCTAACAAGAGATTATAGCAGGTTTTTGTTGGAACAACAAGCTTTTGTTGCTCAGAAAACATGTGCTATACTTTTTGGTGAAGAAACCGATTATGATGGCTCCGATGATACATCGAATGATCCTCCATTTAATTCACATCTAAGTGGACAGTTCTATGCCCATATTAATGTGGATGGTGCTAGAAAAGTTCGTGTCTTTAATAGTGCACAAGAAGCTGCATTAGCAATTCAAAAATATCCTGGTTCTATGATTTATAATTTTAAAGGAGATGAAGTCGATCCGAACCAAGTTAAAGTTACAGAATCTGTTCAAAGATTTAATATTTTTGAGGATGAAGCATCTGATTATACAAAAAGTGAATTAAAGAAAAGAGCACCAGAAGATGAAGGTGGAATTTGGAACTCTCTTGCTAGAGCCATAAGATCAAAAGAAAAAGGTGCAGCCGTTGCTATGGCAAACAATAATAGTTTCATAGCCCGTAATTTACAGAATGTACAAAATGCATTAATAGGTATGGGAGCTTTTGGTGCTGATCGTACACCAGAACAAACCATGCAAGAAAGAGATGCTGAAGTTAAAAAATTACGTGATAAATTAGATGCATATGAAATGGAACAACGTGGTAAAGGCTTTAGAAAAGTAGAAGAGATTCCATTATCAGATGAAGAGACAAAAGATGTTCAAACTTTTATAAAACAAAGAAAAGAACAACAAGACGGTGTAGGTCCAATGATGCCAGGTGTAGCAGAAAGAATTGTTGGATTACCGAGAGAACAGCTAAAAGCATATCAAGATTTTTATAAAACTGCAACGGCATATCAAGGAAAAGCTTTACAAGATTATTATGATCAGAATCCAGACAAATATTCTACACACGAACCATATATGGACACCAAAACTGCTGTAGCTTTGAAGCCTATATCAAGAAGCGAAGATGAGGGATCATCTATGCCCGGTCGATTAAAAGGTACATCATTTGATTCTGCTGCGAAACTAGTTGCGGGATTACCAGAAACTGCAGCTATGGTTGCAGCAGGCATTGTTGCCCCAGAACTAGTTGGTGCTTTAGTTGGTGGAGCAGGAAGAATTGTTCCAACCATAGCCAGAGTATCATCCGGTGCCGCAGCAAAAGCAGCAACAGCACAGGCTATTAATACAGCAGTAGGTATTGCAGGAGTAGATAAATTAGCAAACGCAAAAGATGTAGTTCAAGGTGCAGAAGGTGCCGTGATGGCTGCAACTATTGCTGATCCAATTCTTAGATTAATACGAGAACCAATACCAGGTAGACCAACTAGTAGATATGAATATCAAGCAAAAGAAAGAAAAGAAGCAAAGTACAGAGAAAATGAAAAAATTGAAAGAGAAATGAGAACGGGGAGAGTTAATCCCGAACAGACTTCTTCTACTCCAAGTTTTTCTGATGTAGTAGACGGACTAAAAGGAACAGTAAAAAAAGCTGGAACAGAGTTAGTAAATTGGATGAAACCAGGAACTTCTGTTCAACCTAGAGCATCAACACCAAAACGAACATATAGTCAAGTTTTGGCTGATACTAAGTATGCAACCCGACAAGCAGCAAAAGATATTTCTACTGGAGTGAAAGAAACAGGAGCAGCAAAAACTGCAGCACAATTAGCTGCTGTCACTGCACAAGCTGTACCAGCTGTTGTACCAGACATATCAACTCCACCTGCTATTAGAGCATCAGCACCGGATGTTTGGAAACCAACACGTAATATGGATCTAATGGTTTCGGAGCCAGCTAAAGCACCTAGATCAAACGCAAATCCCGAACCAGTTAGTGTTACACCCAAAGGAGAAGTAATTAAAGTTACTCCAACTCCAGAACCTGTTGATCGTAAGTCTATTGATGCTTTTGTAAAGTCTTTACTTCCTTCAGCAGCTAATAGAACGACATCAACACAACCCACTACTAACGTACCACCACCAACAGCATCGCCTTCAACACCAAGCGATACACCCACAACTCAGGTACCATCTGCTGTAACTGATACAACGACAGCACCAACAACAGTTCCAGCACCAGCAACCTCAACAACAACAGCACCATCTACATCAACAGTACCTGTAACTGCACCAACAGTTGCTCCAACAATTGCACCAACAGTAACTCCAGACATAGCTCCAGTAACTGATCCTATAGTAAATAAGATTGTCAACACTCTTATAGCAGCAGCAGCTATCGGAGGTGGTTCCAAATTACTTCCTGGCAAGAAGGGTGGCGGTGGAGGCGGCGGAGGTGGCGGTGCAGGTGGGCGTATCGGTGGTGACCCAGCAGAACGCGAAGAACTTAAACGCCAAAAGCAAGAAACGGATGCTCAAGCAAAAAATTGGGATCTTATGATGAAAAATATTTGGGGAAAGAATGTAGAAACCTTGACTAAATAAGTTGTAATGTTACGTGTGTTTTGCTATAATAGAGATACAAGTGTTACCTGTTAAAAAATTTATACATAATCGTTTAGATATTAATGGTAGTCTTCAGGAAGAAACAACTCGAACTGGTCGCTCTTATAGCACACCAGAAGGGGTATTTCCATCTGTGACTACTGTTGTTGGTTTTGAAAAACAAAAGTTTTTTGCTAAATGGCGAGCAAATAATGCAACTGAAAGTGTGCGTGTAACTACACGAGGAACAGATTTTCATGGTATTATTGAAGACTACATGAATAATAAAGAGATTGACTTTGATAAAATAATGCCTAATATGGTAGATATTTTTATTAAAATTCAACCTTTGTTACACAGAATTGATAATATAAGATTACTTGAAGCTCCTCTCTGGTCATCTTTACTGGGTTTAGCCGGAAGAACAGATTGTATTGCTGATTTTGATGGTGAGTTATCTATTATCGATTTTAAAGCAAGCACCAAAACCAAAAGATCACAAGACATTGAAAATTACTTTCTACAAGCAACAGCCTATGCTATGATGCTACAAGAAAGAACCTCAATTAAAGTAAATAAATTTTCTATTTTAATTGCGTGTGAAAATGGAAGTAGTCAAGTCTTTGAAGGCAAACCGATTACTTATGTTAAAAAATTAAAAGAAATTATAGATCGATATAAGGAACATCAATATGTACAGAACCAGAATAGTTGAGATAGAAGAACGGGTCAATAAAAAGAACACCAAACTTTGGTTCATGATGAATGAAAATTCTCGTGCACCTTTACATAGACAACAATTCGTTACTGAAAATGGTGGACTATTCTACCAAAATGACAGAGGCGATTGGATGTGGAAAAATGACTTTATCGTCAAGAATGGTTACTGGCTACGTAAACGTGAAACTGGTAAAGAAGTCTTTTTTGAAAATATGAGTGAATTTTGCCGGTTACATGACTTGTCTATAGTTAAGATATGTGAGGTCATGAATGGCAAGCGTAAGAGTTATAAGGACTGGGAAGCAGTAGAAGTTCGTCCTGTAAAAGACGGTCCAGGGGGCAAAAAGAACGTCGGAGAAAACCCAGAAAACCGCCCTAAATTTGAAACAGTTACACAAACTGCGATCTTTAAAAACTGGAAAACCAATGAAATTGTATTGGTAACTAACATTCCCCAGTTTGCTGCTAAAATCAACGGTCAAGAGAAAGAACTATACCAAGTAGCCCGAGGACAGAAAAAATTCTATAAAGAATGGACATTGGCTACCTCGACTACGCCACCTACATGTATGCTTCCTAAAAAAGCTCCCAAGAAGGAATCCTAAATATTATGACAAATGGATTTCAAACATAAATTATTAAAATACATTGCTGAAGCCACTGGACCTGCTAATCCTAAAACAGGACAGAGCATTCGCAAAGAAACTAAAATGAGTAGTTCGGGCTCCAGCAAAGCCCGTGACGCCGCACGCAAAAGAGCTGAACGGCAGAATGCACCGAAAAAGGAACAACTTCCTTCTGCTGAATTAATTAAGCAGATTATTGCTGTCAAAACCACTGATGGTAAAACAGAACTAATTTATAAAGATTCGTTTAATAATGGTTACCACGAAGTTCTGAATCCAGAAAAAGATTTATCAATCGAAGATGCCAAGGGACTTACTAAAGATCCGGCATTCACCCAAACACAAGCTTCACAACAATTATTTGGTGACCTTACTAAAAAGGCAGAATCCAAAGAAAGAAAACGTGCAGCGTCTGAAACTAGTGGTAAAGCTGACGGTGAACAAGACGCTGAAGATTTAGGTCCAGAAGTAGAAAAGAAGAAATTCATTAAACCCAAGAAAATGGGTATGCAAGATTTATTGGCAAGCATGGGTACAATGGATGGTACTCAACTTGGGTCAATTCCATTTGATTTGCGTCAAGAATTTTTTATGCAGAATCGTGATCCAATGGCAGCAAAGGATTTTGATGCATTAACATATGAGTCTGTTGCAACTAAATTTGGTATCAGTGAAGTAGATATCCCATATAATGAGCAAGTTAAAAATGCTCTTATTATGGTTGCTCGCTTAAAAGCTGGAGCATCAGATTCTGAATTAACCTTTGTAACTAATCTTAAAAATGGATCATTCACTCAATTTGGTAGAGAGGCATTTGAACAAGCAAAGAAAATTCTTTCTAAGGTTGGTGATGAATGCATTCAAATGATGGTATCAGCATCAGAAGCTGGTCTTGCTGGTATTTCTGCTGAAGGTAAAACAGATTTTAAATGCGGTAATGTTAAATTTGCTGTGAATTCACAGGGTGAAATTTCTCTATCCAGTGGTGATATGACACAACTAGGAAAAGGAATAAAGAAAACCATTCAGCGTAGTTTGATTCAAACCATGCAAGACGCTAGTCTTGCCGCTAAAGACCCAATCTATAATACAGCGATCAACCAAGTTAATGATATTATGGCTAGTTCTGCTACTGCTTTGATGAGTGATGAATCATTTGCACAAGCAACTAAAGATCCTTCTGTTCTAGCATTCATGCAATCAGAACCAGTGATGAGTCCAACTGGTGAAAATCTTGGACCAATGGCTTTTCCAACCGGAGAAATCAATCCTGCGATTTCCTTCAAGCAATTTGAAGATAACATGACTCGCACTGTAGATAAATTTATTGCACAAGAAAAAAATAATAAAGCACCTTTTATGCAATCATTGATAAAAAATACTATTATGAATCACTTGCGTGGTGATGGTTCTGTTGATCCAGAATCAGCCCCATCACATTTGGTAACTAATAATGGTATATTCCCAATGAGTGATGATTACTTTGCAAAGATTGCTGCAAATAGTGATATTACCATAGAAAAAACTAATAAATCATATTTTAATAAATCAAGTGAAATCAATAAGTATAGTGTTGTAGTTGAACAGGCTGAAGTATTAGATCCATATCAACAAATTAGAGACATGATTGCTGGTATGTTAGTTCCTACTGGAAATTCGCCAATCGAAGTATTATCTAATACTTTAAACAAAAATTATAACTTTGATATGAATGTTAGTTTGTTGCCTGGTATCAAACCAAATGAAATTCATGGCGTAGAATACAATCTTTTAAGTGTTCACGGTAAACGATACAAAATTCCTGTACTAAGAGATCAGGAACTGGTTGCAGCTAGCTTCGAAGAAAGCTATGTTGCAGCTAATAGTATTTTGCTTGAGAGTTTAACAAATGATGATGTTATTCGTGCTCTATATGAAACGAACCTAATCAGTTATGATGATGCAGAATGTATTGTATATTCTCGTTATAATGACATGACAGTAGCACAACCAGTATTAGTTCCCATTTTACAAAGACTTGCTGAAAGTATTCATAGAGATCCATCTCTCATTCAAATTTGTAAAACTAATTTGATTGAAGCAAAGGAACGTGATAGAGATTATAAGCGCGAATATAAATTGTTTCACAGTAAACCCTCACAGATTAAAAATCGAACTGCCCGTACAACTGCTCGCAGAAGAGCGATTAAAAAAGGTAAAGTCCGTATCGGTGATAATAAAGATATAGATCACAAGAAGCCATTACGTAATGGTGGAAGCAATAAAGAGAGTAATCTACGTGTTAGAGATCGAAGCGCAAATCGATCCGATAATGGTAAATATAAAGGACAGGCTCCAGATAAGCCACGCACAGACAAATGAATTTTAAACGTGCTTTAAAAGAATTAATTTTAGAGAAAGTCTTTAGTTCTGTTGATACAAACAAACTCAAAGACCGTTATGACGTAAATGGTAAAAAACTTGGAAAATGCAGCGAAGGAAAACCAGGATCAGCATTTAATGTTTGTATTGATAAAGAAAAAGCAGAATCACTTGGTAAAAAAGGTATTGCTAAATTTGTAAAAAGAAAACAATTAGCAACCAAGAAAACAAAGACTGATAAGAAATCCAAAGTAGAAGAATCATTTACACCAGATATCTTTGTTGTAGAAAATTTTGGTGGAACTAAAATTGGTTATCCAACTGTAACTCCAGCAGATGCAGAAGCATATGATATTTTTATTACCAAAAATGGACAGCTCTTTGAAGTAAATGACATCAATGATAATGATGGTATCATTACAATGGATATCAAATATCATAATGGAATCAATGAAGGTTATGATGACTGCATTGAAATTAAAATGAATGAAGAATTTGGATTAGTTGGCGAAGGTAGATCTAATTTTATTAATGAGTATGGTGAACTAGAAGAAGCTTCCCAGATGGCTGGTAAAAAAGTTAAGCTCAATAAAATTATGCGTGGTGATGTAAAGAAATACAAAGTTTACACCAAGAATGATAAAGGTAATGTTGTTAAAGTAAACTTTGGTGATCCCAATATGGAGATTAAACGAGATGATCCTGCACGACGAAAGAATTTTCGTGCCAGACATAACTGTGAAGATCCAGGACCAAAATGGAAAGCCAACTATTGGGCTTGTAAAACTTGGAGTACAAAATCAGTATCATCTATGTTAAAAGAAGAAACAGACTCAACCATTACCAAAGAGTATAAAAATAAAAAAGGTAAATGGAATAAAGTAGCTGAAAACTTTATGAATAGCATATCTACCAATAATTTATTAACTGAGTCGATAGCCATTAAACAGATAGAAAATACACTAGATGTTAATAAAATTGGGGTAAATCAGTCAATCGCTTATCTGAAGCAGTTTTTCTGCAAATAAATAGAATAGGAATCAAATGAAATTTAAAGACCTTCGCAAAAAAATACAAAAACTCGTAGAATACTCAGGTGAAAGTTCAGAAGGCGGAAGCATACAGGGAGGCGACCCACGCGGTGGACGTGTCTCTGCGTTGTCTGACTTCGGTACTCACCGTATTGAGCACGAAGCGATGCTTGACCGCATTAATGCATTCTTACACGCATATAGCGGTAAAGAGTTCCTAGACCCAGATGGTGCAATTAATATCATCAAAACCAAACTTAATATTATTGGCTTTGATTTTAAACCAATGAAACTCGCACCTGGAATGAACATTGTAAAGTTATACCAATACGGTGCTCCTGGTATGGGTGTCTTTGGTGTATCAAAAGACTTAAAGTGGGATGGAACAAAAGATAGTTTCAGTGCCACATCCGGTATCGATCCAGATTTTGACTACAACCTAGTAATCAACGTCACCAAAACCCCAAGCTATCTTATCAAATTTGATATGAAAGTTGTACGTGGAGGCGAAGAAGTTGACTGCGGTTGCGAAAATTAAAGTAAAAATCAAAGTGATCAATGACGAAGATGATGATGCTTTCTTAATTTTTGCCAAGAAACATTATTTTAATCCACATTGTACCTCAAACAGTGAATTCTTTGAAGATCTCAAAAGAATAAAATATGTGAAGCGATTGTTATTTCGCTTTCATAAAGCACGAAGTTTGAAGTCCATTAAGGAACGTCTTATCATTAATCACTTAATTGTTTTGAGAAATGTTTTTGGTGATCAACCAGCTGCCGAGATGTTATTTCTGAAGCATGAAACTAAATTTCATAGTTACCTAAAAAGTTTTTTAGTATTCTTAAATTTTAAACTAACACCTATTGTAAATGTCGATTATCCACAGTTATCATGTGATCCAAGAATTGATAGAAAATTATCACTAATCACGGAAAAACAATGAATCCATTAAATCTTATAATCCAACCATCAACAGTATACCATTTTGCTGAATTATTGAATAAACCATTCAATCAATACTCTGCATACACTTCAGGTCTTATTGATAACAATGGTCAGATTACTAAGAAGAATGGTAGCATGGACGGTCTAGAGTACATTGCTATTCGAGTTAAATCTTTTCTCAAAGACCTTATGCCAGGTTCTACAAAATTCTTTTTACAGAGTTTATCGGGAACCTTGAAGTTGTTTAACGAAGAGTTAAACCAAATGGGTATTGATAGAGATTCTGCAAATATGGTTTTGGAATGCTACCTTTTAGGTATCACAGAAGGTAAAGTCAGTTACCTGGATTACTTATTAGAAGAAGCTCAAGTAAGATATATCACTGAAGAGATGAGTGCAGGTGCTGCAGGTGGTATGGGCTCTCCTGCACATACGGATCTGCAAGGTGGTATTGGTGGGATTGATCGCCCTATGGGATTAATGTTCAGACGGAAGAAAAAACGACGTAATAAATCTTCTGAGATTGTTGAAGCTAATATGGAAGCCCCACAACAAAAGGCCAACCCTTATCTTCCGATTCAGGTTGACCCTTTGTATTATGATGAACTAACTAGATCTCTTGCACCGGGTGGTGAACTTGATTTTGATCAAATTACTACACCAGAATTACAAAAATACTTAAAACGTCTTGGTGAGAGATCAAAGAGCAAAACTGTATATGTGGTTGGTAATAATACACAACCACCTATGCAACTAAATCTCAATCGCTCAAGAAAGTCTTCGAAGAAATCCTCGTAGACTCTTGGTAAAGTGGATGACCAGATAGATACGATTGAGTACTTAAATTACTCTTCTCTTTCTCTATAATATCTTTGTGGCAATCATTATACCCTTGTTGGTATTCTTCCTGAAGACTTTTGAGTTCATTTGGGAGTGTTCGAATCCCACGACCAGTGATACGATCATCCCAACCCTCACGATATAACTTTCCTGGAATGTAATCTATCATTGTGTGTTTCTTTCTTTCATTGAAGCTAAAATCTTATCAATAGTAGATACATACTCTGGATAGTTATTCATCTTAAAGAAACCACGCATCTCTAAAAGATGCTCATAATCCTTTTCAAATATCACTACCATTCCACCTGGAACTGCTCCAGAGTCTTGTAATTTATCTTGAAAATCTTCAACCATCTTATGCCAATCTTGCTTTGATATATTAGACTTGTGTCTCTTCATAAATTCATCAAACTGATCATTTGTATTCATATCTACATCCTTTAAGTATTGTTTAATTCTATTAATGTGCTTATATTTTTTATTGTTGTTATGTTCATCCCATGGAGACATATCATGATTGTGCTTTGACATTTTTATCTTTCTGTGTAAGATCGAAGAAATTCTCGTATATTACAGTACCATCAGATGTGGTAGCAGAAAGATATCGAATATGTTGATTGAGAGCTTCTTTAAGAGTTAATGGGTGATTAACACCAAAAGAAAAGTTCTTAATCCATGCAGGGCAACCACCCAATGTTATACGAACTTCGGTACCATCAAGTGAGTTACCATAAAAATCAAAACTAGAATTATCACCATCATAATAGGTAAAGAAACATTCAATGTTTTGATACTTGGCTTTTAATGAATCCAAATCAATGGATTTAAACGATTTCTTCATAGTCTGGCTTTCTGTACGACAACTGGAAGTTTGCCTTCACCAAGAAGAACCTTCAATGTTGACTTTTTAGCATCCATCATACTTACTATACGATTGCGACGTAAACGTTCTTTACGATTTTTGTGCTTTTTACTAGTAAGCCTTTGTTTCGAATTAGGCATATAAATCCTTTATATAAAACTTTTTAAAAACTAACAACTCTGTCTATTATTTATCTTGTGTAGCAAGCTTACATTCCAAATCAACAAGACGATCTAATAGTTCAGATAATGTATCGCTATCAAAAGATTGTAATTTTTCTTCAAGTGATACAATTTTATTTTCAAGACTTTGAATTTTAGTAGTAAATTCTTTGCATTTATCGTGAAAATATTGTACAGCATGTGTATTATACGGGTCTTTACTTATACTTTTTGTATAATAATTTTCATGCTTGTATTGGTCAGAAGTTTTGGGCATATATGAATTTGTCATTATCTTCTTTACGATTTCTTTGGCATCTGTCTCTTCGATTACCAAATCATCTATTGTAAGGTTAGTCTCGTTCATATGTTATATTATACACGATATAGTATAGGTGTCAATAACAAAGCCCTGCTTTCACAGGGCTTTGGGTCGATTCAGATGCGGGAGACCAGACCCCACTGCTTTAAGCAGCCATTGCTAATTGGTTAGCAATCATGGTTTGCAACTGTTTATTTACGTTTCTTGTTACCCGAAACGGACATCTCCTTCTTCACTACTACTTGCCAATCGATACCTTAACGGGCCCTTAAGAAATGCCCCACTGCGGCGAGGACTTGGTTCGGCTTATCAGAAGTCGCAGAACATTCTGAATACACCTAATGGACCCGAGGGGAGTCGAACCCCTGTGTTGTGCAACTCTCGTTCCGATATCAACAATGTCAATGCAAGAGGAGGGATTCGAACCTTCGTAGAAATGAATCAGCAGATTTACAGTCTGCCCTCGTTGACCGCTTGAGTACTCTTGCTTAATTATTTAACAGTAATTTTAACTATGGCGTAATTCTTTTTATCTGATTCAACAAACATCAAAGAATCAATAATTCTATTGTCGGGAATAGATGCTTCTCTTGCCGACATACCAACTTCAATGTATGGTCCACCTTCAAAGTCAACCATACTGTTATCAGTAGTTCCTCGTGTAAACAAAGTTTCACCTTCAATCAGATAAGTGTAACTATTCACCTTTCGGATTATTCTTTCGACGTGATAACGGCTTATGCTTCTTGCTATTACTGGATTTTCTTTTTGTGGCTTTATCATCTTTTTTAAAAATTTCATCCCAATTTTTACACCAGGATGCATAATTCACATGTCGATATGAATCGCCTTTACCTGCACCATGGGTTCCTTCCATGGTGTATATTATACCATATCAATAGAGAAAATCAATTCATTTCCCATACACTTGGTGTATTAGTACCAGTCCAACTTTTGACGTATAATGGAATAAATTCAGATGACCCCGTACCAACTGCATAAGTTACACCAACCGTTGAGCCATTGGGATCTATGCAGGATAATGATAATGTTGAAGCTGACCCTGTAGTTACCAAAATTCCTTTATTCATAGGACTAATGGCACCTGATGCTAAAACTTTTGCTCTTTTGTAATGAATCATATTTTTTCTCCACTAATATTTAGCTATTATAAATAACTTCATGGATCCATTCATTAAACAATACCAAGATCAAATTAACGAACTCAACGAACAAAATTTAGAGCTTGCAGAAGCTCTTGAAATTTACGATCAAATTTTGGAATACATGGACCCCGTGTCTGATGCGATGTTAATCAACGAGGCGAATGACGAGAAACATAAATTTAAAGCCAAATCTAAGAAAAATGCTAAGATGGAAGAGGCTTTAAAGGATAAGAAAAAGAATCCTGTTGATTCAGACAAACTCGAAAAGGCATCTAATAAGAGTGGCAAAGTTGGTCGCAGAGCCAAACTCGCCCAGATGCTGAAGAACTTCTCTAAGAACAAAAAGTAATATAACAACAAGGCCCCGTAAGGGGCCTTGAGTGTTTAAGAGACGTTGGCGATTGCTCGGTTTATAGCCGAAGCAACTTTAGACAACTCTTCTTTAGATCCAGTAATAAAAACAACGTTCTTTCCTTCACCTTCAATAACCAAGTCAAACATGGTTTTATTGTCGTATGAAGGTTTTACTGAAACAATAAAAAGTTCTTCTGTGGTGTGAATTGCGCTGCAAGTAGTAATAGTATTAGCCATTGGGAATTTTCCTAGAGTCAAGAAACATAACAAAGTAAAACCGAACGATAAACGAAAGTTTATTAAATTTATTTTTTATTGTTTTTATCATTATGCGTAAGCCATGCTTGTGACTCCCAAAATTTTTCAAGAGGGAGTTGTTTGTCATTTGGGCTATTATGCCATATACATCGCATTACACCACCTACTTCATGTAACACTGAAGCACACCAATCATCACAGTACCCATATTTCTTGATCTGAACATGTAAATTGTGTTTAGAAACTTCAGTTTTAAAAGTTTCATATATTGGCGGAATTGTCTTTTTTCTTGCCATAATGCATATTATAACAGAATTCTTCTATGTGTCAATACACTAAATAATCATAAAGAGGACCACTTCATGGACAATGTTGCAAAATATTATAAAGAGCTATCTGAGAACCTTTTAAACGAAAGAGATCATTTGCTTAGAGTGTTAAATGAGGTAGCTCCAGCTCCTAAAAAATCACAGTCTCGCTTAGTTGATGGTGTTTGGGTTGACGATAATGGTAACCCAGTTCAGGGTGCACCAGGTGCTCCGATTCCTCTTTCGCCACCAGATTTGTTGACTCCAAATGGTCCTGCACCGATTCAACCACAACAACCGCCTCTGACCCCACCTCCTGGAATCGCTTTACCTGGTTCAAATGAAGTTCCTGGTTTAATTGGTCTAAGTGAACCTGGTTCACCTGGTGTAGCTCCAATACCACAAGATCCAAGAGACCCAAACTTTGTTCCACAGAATCCTGGGTTACCACAACAACCATATACTCCACCACCACCACCACCAGAAGAAGACCGTAGTGCAGACTCTAGAGAAAATAATAGAGGCAAAGCACCCATGGCTCCAAATACGGAAAAAGGTGATTATGAATCTGCAAGACGAGCTTATTACGCAAAAAGAAATCAACAAACAAGAGATGAAGCAGAAGAAAATCTTGCACGAATGGGTGCACTTAACCCAAGCTCAAGCGCATCAACAAATGCAGCTAGAGCTGTAAGTCAATTACGTTCTCAGAGAGCAATGAAGAAAGGTAATGATAAATTTTCACAATCTGACATTGACAGAATGGTAAAAAGCGATTCGAAAGAACGCTTTATGAGCCAAGCCGATAAAGATGCACGAAAAGCCAGAGATGCATCAGCTGTTGCTGGATTAGAAAAAGCTGGTTACGAAAAGATGGGTTATACTCAAAATGCAAGAGGTCAATATGTTGATGCACAAGGAAGGCCTGCTTCACTTGCTACAACAATTGACCGATTAGGACCAGATACAATAATTCAAGGAACGAGTATGACTCGTGGTGAGTTTGAAAGACAAACTGGTCGTAAGTATGATGCAACAAATAGAGAAGACAGTGCTTTAGTAAGTAGACTAGCAGGGGCTGGAAGATATGGTTCAGAAGCAGCAAGACAGGGAGCTCTTAGCTCTGATGCGATGAACCAAGGATACCAAAAACAAAACGATGAAATGGCTAAAGAGACCGGAAGGCTTGATCGTCAAGTTGATGCATCACAAAGAGAATTAGATCGTTTTAGAAATGATCCAAAATATCGTGAAAGTCAAAGAAATTTGGATTCAAATGGAAGACAAATTGTAACTCCTGGATTTATAAACAATATTGCACAACAAACTGCAGCTGATCTAAGAGATCGTACAGATGTTCCAGTTGATGTAAATAATGACCGTGGTTCCATAGAAGATAGAGGTCCCAAGACAAGAGGTGGTCAAGTTACAAATGCTGCGGCAAATATGACAACACAACCAGCAAAACCAACTCCAGCTGGAGCAAATAGTGCTGTTGGTCAACCACAGTTACAAACAAGACAACAAGCACCACCACCAGCATCAGTTCCAACATCTGTTGGACCACCATCAAGCACTACAGGTGCTCGAAATACAACTCCAGCGATGCAACCTACCACAAGCCCTGTAAGTGGTAATCCTAACCCCGTGAAACCTATTGTTGCTCCTGCACGTAATGCAACAATTCCACAACAGAATGCTACACCAGCCAGACCTCTTGCTCCGGCTGCACCACCAGTCGCGGTTGGGTCATCTGTAACAGCAAAAGCAGCAACAATGACTATTAAACCACAATTGGCTAGTGCTGGTGCCCCAATTGATCCACAACAAACAGGTGGACCGACTGCACAAAACAGAGGAATTCCAATTCCATCAGCCAATCCAATGGCTGATGCACAGGCTGGACCTTTGGGTGCACCATTGAAGAAGAAACTAGTAGCCACTGCTGGCAGAACTCCTAACATAAGAGCATAATGAGTAAATATTTAAAATATTTTATAGAAGCAGCTGCTCCAATTATAGGAAAGCCAGTAGGAGAAACAACGGATAAAGCTTTCGTACCTGGTCTTGGTGGATCATCAGTTTTTACAGACATCGTTGTTCGAAATCCAGCAGGAAAGGGTACTTCACCAACAACAACAGTAGTAAAAAAACCTACCTTCGGTTTGGGTTTTGATCTTACACCATCTCTTGCTGCACAAGTTATGAATGTTATGCGTGTTCACGGTGGCAAAGAAGCTAAAACCAGACTAGGGTTAAATGGTGACAATAATGATACAGAAAACAACTATGATGAATTTGCTACATGGCAAGATGTCAATCAGGCTGTAGGGAACTATGTAAGATCACGAGTAAATACTGACTTAAAACCCTATAAATTAGGGGCAGTTCCACTAAATCCAGTATCTCAATATGATGGTTTAAACACAACAAAAATGGGACTTATTGCTACAAAACGAACCAAAGCAAAAGTAAAAATTAATCCTGCTAAATACTAATACTAAAGTACTATAGACTTTACACAAAGGAAAAAATAATGAATTATATGACACAATATTACAAAAATCGTTGCAACCAACTGCAAGAACAAATTTCGCAAATCAATTACAGCCTTCACCATATAGCTGAAGCCTCAAGCGCAATGGCTGCTAATCGCCCATCAGAGTCTGGTGGATTTGGTGGTAGTTTTGACAATACGGCCACAACTTCCCAGAATACTGGTGGATTTGATGGAGGATATTTTGGTCAGCTTTTAGGTAGTAATCCTGCAGCAGCTTATGCCTATGCAGCAAGCTTCCAAAATGGTGGAGCTCAAGCTTCAGGTGGTAATGGCGTAGGTGCAGCTGCTCAAAGAATTATGGCTGGTCAAGGTCCGACTGTTAATAATACCATTGCACGTGGTGCTTTCGGCGTTAGTGACTCGGGTCCATTGGGTGGTGCAGGTGGTGGCGCTTCCACATACAGTGGTGCAATGCTTGGACAAATTCTTGGTAGTCAAGGTGCAGCCGCAGCTCAACAATATCTAAACCAATTTACCGGAGGCCAAAATGGTCCTCAAGTTAGTGGACCAGCAATGCTTCAAGGTAGAAAAAAGCGATATTGATCACAAAACCAATTTAGTTTTACTTTTGAAGAGCTCATCAAAAATCTTGGTGAGCTCTTCTCTTTTTTTGCAACATTGGTTATACTCTTTTAAAGTTTCTTTTCCATCAGTCTCAAGTCTACCAAGTTTATACATGACAGATCCAAATTCGTAAATTTGTTCTTCAAGTTCTTTGTTTGACATCATATGTGTATTATACTCTAGAATTACCTTTAATCCAACGGAATAAATAGATATATGAGAGAACATGTTAATAAGAATTTTATCTCCAGTATAACTGGTAAACACCTATTAAAAGAAACAGATAAAAGATCAGTTCTTAAAAAAGAAAAAGAAGCTGCTGAAATTTTACGTCTACAACAAGTAAAACTTCAAGAGGAGTCCAATAAACAACGATTCATAGCAGCTCACTATGAAAAATTAAGAACTCCTTATGTTCCTGTATTAAATAAAGAATTTGCAAAATCTTTGAATGAATCTTTGACTAGACATTTTTCTAGATTACCTAAGCATTTACATGAACAGGTAGCTACCCCATCTGATTGGGTTCCCCACAATACTCCAGTTGGACTATTTTATGTAAATCAAATTACTGGTGAGTGGATGAATTCTTTTGGTCATGTAGCACTTAGTTTAGAAGATTTATTACATGCTACTGGTGAAGACATGCACTCTGATGTAAGCCAAAGATTATTAACTGTTCAAACAATTGAAGATCCAATACTTCCTGCAGCAACAAGCATTCTTGACTATGAAGTTTGGATAACAACATTTTATGATGTTCCAACTTGGAATACTGAAAATTACACCACTTTTTCTGTAGTTCCGGGTATCATCATAGATACAAATCAATATAACGGCTACAGGGCTATAGGAAATACATCAGCATCTGACTGGACTACTGGTAAGAGAAATGAATTTGTAAGTCTTGCTTCTTCTATTCCAGAAAGCAGAAGAGTATGTATGGTATATGCATACTTTGATGAAATGGTTCCCTTTTCATGGAATAAAACTGCATATTATAGAAATACGTTGGACGGGGTAACTTACGAAAATACAAGATTTTTGACTCCGTGGATGGATACAATGTATTCAGAGAATAAAGATCACTTTAAAACTGTGCTTCAATATTTGGATTCAAATAATATAACAATTCCTTATTTCCAAGATGACAAGGAATCTGTATCTCCAATATTTGGATTAGATGGATTATCTCTTTATTATGGAAAATCAAGTTTTGATGTCTCCGGTAACCCAACAGCAATTTGGAATACTGATCCATATTTTATATCTTGGGGAGGAACATATTATTTTGACGCAAGAACAACAGCATCATACATGCATGATTCAAGATTTACTGGGCTTACAAATCCCCAATCAAATCAAACTTTGGCTTCTTCTATAGTAGATATATTCAATTCTATACCAGGAAATACTCCGTTTACGGGAAGTGCACCTGAATTGCTATCAAGAGCATATGGAGTAACACATCCGGGCGACTTTGTTGCATACGGCTTCTCTAATGAAAGACAGTGGAGCTATTTTGGACCCGGACCAGCAACTACAGAATCTCAAAGAACAAGAGATATATTGATAAAAGCTTCTCACCTGTCTGCAATGAATGAATTGATCCAAGGAAATTATGCATCAAGAGTTTTTTATGATACATTTGATGAAATACCAAGATTTAATTCTTCAATTTATTCAGATTATGAAGAAGCTCCAATATCACCAGAAGAATCAATATATTATCAAGATTCAAATGATGCACCGATAATAATACGAGAATATCCGAATTTTAGTGGTGGTCATGCTTGGTATGCAAATGCAGGAAATATAATAAGACAGGGCTACTTATCATTTCCAGGAAGTCCAACATATATTTCTGGATATGTTCGAAATCCACAAACTGATGATGAGAGATACAATTTTCAAGGTCATGAAAATCCATCTTATGTACCTAGCCCGGGGGCAACACTTGTTAGATATGCAAACCAGACATCATCTACTACAGAATTTCAAAGACAAATAACACATAAACAATTTGTTTACGATTTAAAAACTATGAGGCTCCACTATAGATCAAAGCCTGATTTTTGGACAGTTAATACTCCTTGGCTTTGGAATGACAGGTATAATGGATATTATCTCACATCATTTGATAGCGGAAGGTATGGCGTAGAATTTGTTTACCATCTTCTTTTACATGGAGTTTTGTATTTAAATGACTTTGGAAATGGAGGCGACTCAGGTTCACGAACTATATACAATAATATATTGAATAAATGGAGAGATATAAGCTATAACTCAAACTCAAGACCATGCTCAAATGCAACTGGGGATGTCGATGAACTTGTAGACAGACTTGTTCTTGCAGATGCTTTTGATAATGTTGCTATGAGTGGAGGGCGACTCAACAGAACTGGAAAATATTTGTGGAGAATAACAGCACCACCATCTGCAATAAGAGCAAATGGAACAATAGTATTCCAAAGAGTTGGGAATGACTCTGATATTCCAGCTACTGTAACTTGTTCACCCACAGATCCATATGATGGTCGTGGTATATGGATAAAACGTTTAGTATCAACACCACCACAATACGTCATTGTACCAGAATAAAGTATAACGATAAATAAGAAGGAATCAAAATTATGCTAAAATTTTCTCAGTTTATCAATGAGTATGCGCAACCACCAAAGAAGAGAGATACTGCTTCTCAACTTGGTCTAGCCATCGAACCAGAAGAAGAAGCAGAATATTCAAATATTGTAAATTCTCATATTGATGATCCCAATACAGCAGAAGTAGAAGCACAATCTGGTGACTTAAGTTGGCAAGATACCAATAAATCTGTTAGTAATTATATCGGTAAACAAGTTGCTGATATGAAACGAAAGGCTGGACTGTGAACAACAATCTTTTCAGTGAATTAGGTTTAGATGCACAATCTTTGTATGAAGGTTTAAAAAGAACCTTGCGTCGTTTAAAATCAAAAAAAGATGAAGGTGCTCTTGATGCTGCTGAAAGAGAAGTAATGCGTCAAGGTAATAGATCTGGAAGAATAAAATATAATAAAGATACTCGTAAAGAATATGAATTTGACAAAGGAATTAAAACATCCTTACCAAGACATGAACTTAAACGAGAAGAAGAAAGTCTAAGGGCTCTTAAATTTAATAGACAAGGAATTGCTCTCGCAGCATATCCAAATATTCCAGGTGACAGATATGATCATTTTAATAAGGCAGCAAAATTAGATAGGAACGAATTATCTAAAATGGGGAAAGCTGCTGAAAGTAAAACTACAGCAGCAGCAAGAGCAGAAGATATCTACAATGAACAACCTGTAGTCAAAGCCAAAGATGACAGAGCAAAAGATAATTTTCTTAAAACTCTCTTGAGAATGCAAGATTTAGGTCTTGCCTAAACTTATTCTTCTGTTGCTTTGAGTTCAGATACAACATATCCAATGACAGCACCAATGGCAGAACCTATAAGTGCACCCATTGGATTTAATGTATACAGATAACCAAGTACATTAAATAAACATAAGAAAATAAAAACTAACAAAAGTTTTATAGATACAATACGTTTCATTATTTTGTCTCTTTCATTTTAATAAATTTTTTGTTTTCCTGATATCTGGCATACATCATATGATTTCTCTTCGTATTCATCGATAATACTATTAGCCTTACCCCATAGATCAGAATCTTCTGTGAGAAAACTACAATAGAATCGAAGACCACCAAACTTTTCTTTGATTTGGTCAACAGTAATACCAATCATAGACGCATCTTCGTTGAGTGGATAATTCGCATATGACTCAACAAGCAGAGGAGTCAGTTTAGAACATAGTTCATCAACAAGATTCACCCAACCATCGGGTAGATCAAAGTATGATGTTTCTGACATATTGGCAAACACAAGTGGATGCTTCTCTGCAAGTTTTTTAATATTATCACTCATCACTGCCTTTACCCCACCCTGTTCCATGTTTATAATGATTAATAATGTCTTCTGTATATTTGCCAGTGGCTTTGAGTACTCGAATTTCTTCAGCGGCATCACGACAGATATCGTAAACTTCTTGGTTTACTGTGCGCCATTTGTCAGCCATATTTCGCAATCTTGTTTCTATATCCATTTTAATTATCCGTTGGTAGTATCATAAGACATAGTATGTATACAGTAAATCCAACAGCAACCAATACATCTACACCTAAAATAATTATTCCGATTGTTGCATTACTCATTCAGTGATCCTTACGGGATTTGAACCCGTGTTATAGCCTTGAAAGGGCTGTGTCCTTGACCGAGCTAGACGAAAGGACCGTAAATTATTTATGCTCCGTGTGGACCACCTGTCTTATGCTCGGTATCCCACGGGGGACAGTTGCTCATTCTCTCTGCATCCTTGGCATAAAATGTCATCTTCATCTCATAG